GCTACCAACATTGTTCCTGCTTGTGTGCATTGCAACCAAGATAAGGGCAGTCAAAATTGGAGGCTGTGGTACAGAGATAACGAACACTACTCTGCTAAACGCGAATGGATGATCGAACAATGGATGAACTCCCTCCTATGCCCAATTTGGAACTGTCAGTTGAACAACAACTGCGCGTAGAACGTATTCGTAGGGAACTTCCAGCTGCTGATCGTAAAGAGTTAGAAGAAATGACGATGCAGTTCGTCAAAATGAATTTGATCCTGCAGAATAATTTGAGTCAAGTATTTTTGTGGGCTAACGGTGCCAAGAACAAATAAACAAACAGAAAAGATTATTCAGGAAGCTGTAGCTTCGTTTCCTGTGTTTGCTACACACCTTTGGCACTACCTAAGGTTGCCTAGCCCTACACCTGTTCAATATCAGCTTGCAGACTACCTCCAGAACGGCCCTGACAGGCGAATCATCATGGCCTATAGGGGATGCGGTAAAAGCTTCCTAACGGCTGGCTACGTGCTGTGGAGGCTACGTAGAGACCCTGATTGTAAGGTCTTGGTGATCTCAGCCGCTCAAGACCGTGCAGACGCGTTCTCCGTGTTTTGTCACGACTTGCTGCGTAACTGGTTCATGGTCAAAGACCTGTTCCCTAGTGACACTCAACGCTTTTCTAAGGTTGCGTTTGATGTTTACGGAGCTAAACCTGATCAAAGCCCTAGCGTGCGTTCTAGCGGTATCTTTGGTCAAATCACTGGCTCTCGTGCAGATCTAATCGTTGCTGATGACGTAGAGACACCTCAGTCTTGTGAGACTCAACTGATTCGAGACAAACTACGAGAATCAATTAAAGAGTTTGACTCCGTTATTAAACCAGGCGGAGAAATTGTGTTTCTTGGTACGCCTCATACTCAAGACTCTATTTACGCAAAACTTGAACTAGCTGGTTATACCTGCCGTATTTGGCCTGCTTTGTATCCAACAGAAAAGAAACGTAATAACTATTACGGAGAACGACTAGCTCCTAAAATTGCTGCTGATCTTGATGAAGATAAAAGCCTAGCTGGACATCCTGTAGACCCTCGACGCTTTGATTGGGATGAACTAGAAGCTCGTCAAGTTTCTATTGGTAAATCAACGTTTAACCTTCAGTTTTTGCTGGACATTAGTCTTAGCGATGAAGAAAAGTTTCCTCTTAAACTTCGAGACCTTTGTGTGTTCCGTTTAAACCGTGAACGAGGTCCAGATAAAGTTGTGTGGCTAGCTAACGGCGATAAAGCCCTAGATCTACCATCGGTCGGTCTTCACGGAGACTTGTTTTACAAGCCTGCCCAAATCGGTTCTGAGTTTCTTGAATACACTGGCGTCGTACTTGCCGTAGACCCCTCTGGACGGGGCTCTGACGAACTCGGGTATGCGGTAGTCGCTTATCTCAACGGAAACCTGTTTCTCCTCGCTTCTGGCGGTCTTAGGGGCGGTTACAGCGAAACGAATCTCAAAAAACTCTCCCTCATTGCAAAAGAGTACAAGGTCAAGCAAATACTTGTTGAAAGTAACCTTGGCCTCGGTATGTTCTCTGAACTCCTTAAGCGCTATCTCGGAGTAATTTACCCCTGCTCTGTCGAAGAGGTCCGACATACAAAACAAAAAGAGGTCCGAATTATTGACACACTGGAACCTGTCCTCAATCAACACAGGTTGATGGTTGATACAAACGTGATCACTGAGGACATTAGAACCACGGAGTGTTATCCAGGTGAAACTCGTTCCCAATACCAACTTTTTTGGCAACTGACCCGCATAACCAAAGAGAAAAATTCCATCCGACATGATGACCGTCTCGACGCTTTGGCTATGGCAGTTCAGTATTTTACTGAGTCCATGGCTCTTACTGAGAAGAAAGCTATGGATTCAAGACTTGCTGAACAGTGGGAGTTAGAGAGACAGTTCATCCAAGGAGATAACGGCCTCTCTGTTGATGCTATGGGTTACGCCAAAAGTTTAGAAGACCTTCAGAAGGCCCTAGGAGCCTCTACAGGGGCTTCTAACTGGCTTATGGATATGTAACCCCTTAAACAGCCTCAGAGGCCCCTTAGAAAGGCATACAGAGGGGACTGTTCTTTTTTGTATGTCACGTTGCGATACGACAGCACATAAGTACCGTCAGGTTGAACAGTTTTGTGCTGCTCGTATTTTTGGCCGCGATAGGTCAGAGTCATCGTTGGTTCCTCAGAAAAAGCACAGCTCCCGTTCCAAAGCCGTGGTGGATCTGCGCCTCTATATAAAGAGGTGAACGTGACCTCACACTAGGGTTTACACCTCGCACTTTGTAGTTCAATGTGTTACACCCATCAAAGTGGCCCTTTTGGGACCTACGCTCTCTTGACAACTTGACAAGGGTAAGTAGGATACTGATATTAATAAGTCTTAAGACGGTTAAAGACCGGTTTTAAACAGATATTAAATTGTTACTTGAAAAGACTGTTATTAAATTGTTCTTTAACTGTTCTCTTTCTGTTCCTTAACAAGCAACCTATATACCCTATACTGCATAGGCCCTACAGCCTCTGTTCATGATCCCTGTCAAACTGGTTACTTCCACACCAGACGCAGAAGACCTCATTGTCTACATGGCAAGAGTCTCTAACCCAACTAACCAGCAAAAAGCAGAAGGATCAGAAAAGCTTATTAAATACCTCATTAAACATAGACACTGGTCTCCTTTTGAGATGTGTCACTTGGTTCTAGAAATCAACACAACTAGAAGTATTGCTCAACAAATCCTTCGTCACAGAAGCTTTAGCTTTCAAGAGTTCTCTCAACGCTACGCAGACGTAAAAGATCTTGGGTACCCAACAGTACCTCACCTCAGACGACAAGACGGTACTAACCGTCAAAACTCTATTGATGATCTTCCTTGGGATGTAACTCAAAAGTTTTATCGTCGTATCTCTAAACTTTTTGAAGAAAGCCAAGATCTCTACAGAGAAATGGTTTCTTACGGTTGTGCAAAAGAAACAGCTAGAGATGTTCTTCCACTAGCTACTCCTAGTCGTCTTTATATGTCAGGCTCTCTTCGTAGTTGGATTCATTACATAGACCTACGAACATCTAACGGTACTCAGTGGGAACACATCAAAATTGCACTAGAAGCTAAAGAAATCTTCAAAAAAGAGTTCCCTATGATTAGTAAAGCTCTTAATTGGTCTAAAGATGCCTCGTAACTACCGCAAAGAATACGATAACTACCACTCCAAACCCGAACAACGGGCTAATAGGAGTAGTAGAAACAAAGCTCGTAGAAAACTTGTTAACGCTGGTCGTGATGTTGCTGGTAAAGATGTAGACCATAAGAACGGTAACCCTCGCGATAACAGGCTCTCTAACCTGTCTATTACGTCTAAAGGTACTAATAGGTCTAAGAAGTAGTAGAGGGGGCTTCTAGGGGCTTCTAGAGGGGTCTCAGGGCCTCTCTTTTTTTTTATTTGATACCACCAAAAGATTTTGCTTCGAATTTTTGAGCCCTAGTTAGCGCTTGGAGCCAGCCCGCTGCCCCCGTCGGGGGGTCTATAGGCGGCCTTATAGCTATTGAGAATCAGTCGCAACAGTCATTAGTTTCTTATTGATAATGATTCGCAACAGCAATCGGGCAGCTATTGAGAATGATTTGCAGTTGCAAAAGTTGTTGAGAATGAGAATCGTTTGCACATACACACGCGCACTTGGCCCCAACTAAATCGATTGTGAAGAATTACAACAGCGGTATGGTCAGCCGCTGAATCCCTGCAACAATTGCCTCAGCAACGCACCACAAGCGTTGTTACTTCCTTCTTCCTTCCTTCTATCCATGACCTCTTCCATCACTCTTTACAAGCGGCCTAGGGCTCACCTGTTGGCTGACTATCCGCTCAACATTCACGAACAACAGCAAGGGACTTGGGCCTATGCCTTCCAGATCAAGGGCCCAAGACAAAAGGACCACTACAGCACTCTCGCAGTGTTTAACAGCCTGAAAGCGGCTTATGACTTTACAGACTCCTTTCCTTCTGTTCCTGGCTGCACTGTTCGCATTATGAGCGACGACAAGCGGATTATTCACCGTCAGCGTTATCAATTCAAAGAGTGCAGCTTTAGTGTTGGTTCTTTAGCTTGGATGCTGTACCAATCAACAGACATAGTTCAAACAATCAACAACAACAAGAAACAACAGCAACAACAACAACAACAACAAAAGGTAAAACTTCCTAAGTTCAGCATCAGAAACATTGCCAACAAGTCGTTAAAAAGTTTTACAGAAGAGGCTAAGTATCTTTTCGGTTTCAGCTATTGATTGACACCAGAAACGATTATCTCCGCTCGCTGTTTATCAGTGAGCGTGAAATA